ACAGTCATCATTTGTAATATATGACAAAGATGGCAATTATATTACAAATGATGACTGTGAATCATTAGGTAAATGGCAATCTTATCATGGTATCAATCATATAGATACAAATTGCTATTGCCTCAAGACTGAAATTGCGATAAAATTAGCACAAGTCTGGCATGGCGGTTGGGGACAAGATAGAGTTTGGTTACAGGTGTTATCACAACATTTTCCTAAGTATGAATGTACCAGAAAATACACAGTAAATTATAGAGTAGATGGTAATGCAGGTTCAGTCAATGCCGACTTCTTTCACAATGGTAATAAAATAATGAATGAAAAATATAATGGAGTTTTCCCGTGGCAAAAAATTTAATAATCGGTGCTTTTACAGGTTACAATTACAATCAATTGAAACCATGGGTTGAATCAATTGATTCTTGTGGTTTTGTTGGTGACAAAGTGATGGTTGTTGGTGATGCATCGCAAGACACTAGGAACGAATTACTCAAACAAGGTTTTCGGTTACATGATATGCCAAGAATTAATGCACCAATACATGTTGCAAGATTTTGGTCAATCTATGACTTTCTTCATAACAACTGGGAAGAATATGATATTGTTGTAACCACAGATGTTAAAGATGTATATTTCCAAAGAGACCCTTGTGCATGGATTAAGGAATACACAGACAAACCATTGGTTGCTGGTTCCGAATCTTTACGTTATAAAGACGAATCTTGGGGTGATGAAAATTTGATGCAGGCTTATGGTCCAGAAGTTTACGAAAGATTCAAAAACAATATCATCTATAACGTAGGAACCTTTGGTGGCCAATCCGATTATGTTAGAGATATGTGTTTCAACATCTTCACCAATTCACTCAACAGGCCAATTCCTATTGTTGACCAGGCGGTCTATAATGTTTTAATCAATACACAACCTTATAAAGATAATGTATTGTTTACCAACCAGGAAGATGGCTGGGCGGTACAACTTGGCACTACTGGTGACCCATCTAAGATGGAACGTTTCCGACCAAACTTAACTGAACCCGAACCACTATTTGATTACAATAAAAAAGTAATTACAACATCGGCCGGTGAACCACATTGCATTGTACATCAGTATGATCGTGTTCCACTTTGGCAGAGTTTGGTTAGAAACATGTTTAACCAAGAAGACCCCAATCAATTTTTTACATTTAGGACTACATAATGAGTGAATTAATAATGATTCCAGTAAAAACAGAATCTGATGTTGAAACGTTGCGGCAAATTAGAAATGTTTGCAAAAATTTTATGACAAGACATACCGATGAAATAACATACGAACAACAACAAAACTGGTATAAAAACATTGACAAAGACACCAATAAACTTTATTTGTTACATAAAATATATTGTGGATCCGTTGGTGATATTATTGGTTATGGATACATAAGAATTGAAGATGGTTGTGTACTATTAACGGGTGGTTTAATTGAATCTGAGAGAGCTAAAGGATATGGCCACATCCTTTTTGAATATCTTGTAAAGAATTCTGAACAGTTTAAAATACCAATTAAATTAGAGGTATTAAAAACAAACATGAAAGCATTTTCTGTTTACAACAAAATTGGTTTTAGGGTTACCGCAGACGATGGTAAAGTAATTAAAATGGAGTATTATTATGATTCAGTTATTTAAAGTTAGAATGTCGGAGAGAGCTCCGGAAGAAGTTGGTAAAGTTTTACTATCCGGATTTATTGGCCAAGGTTCAAAAGTTGAAGAATTTGAAACTGCTTTACAAAAAGAATTAAAAACCAGTCAAAGACCGGTAACAATAAATTCTTGCACCTCAGCAATTGATTTGGCTCTACATCTATGTGGTGTACAACCTGGTGATGAAGTTATTGCAACTCCACAAACTTGTTTTGCTTCACAAGTGGGTATCATTCATCGGCACGCTAGAATTAGATGGGCAGATATTGACCCTGTAACCGGACTAATGGATCCAGAATCTGCTAGGAAATTGGTTAACGAAAAAACAAAAGCAATTGTTGCAGTTAATTGGGCAGGTAGAATTTGTGATTTTAAAACACTAAAGTCATTTGGTGTTCCTGTTATTGAAGATGCTGCACATACATGGGATTCTTTTCTGGAAGAAAAACCTGAACGTGGTGATTACATTTGTTATAGTCTACAAGCAATTAAGTTTTTAACAAGTGCTGATGGTGGTCTTTTGGTTTGTCCAAATGAAGAAAAAACAGAAGAAGCTAAAATTCTTAGATGGTATGGTTTAGACAGAACTAAATCAGAATCATTTAGGTGTACACAAAATATTAAAAGAGCTGGCCACAAATATCATATGAATGATGTTAATGCTATGATTGGTTTATGTAACATCCCAGAAGCCAGAGAATCCGTGTTACAACAAAGACAAAATGCAAAATTTCTTATTGAGAATGTTAAGAATCCAAATTTAATAATGCCAACATATGATGAAACTTGTTCATTTTGGTTGTTAAGTATGCATGTCTTATCTGGAAGAAAAGCAGAATTTATAAAATATTTGGAAACCAATGGTATTGTTTCCAGTCCAGTACACTTTAGAAATGACATGTACGATTCAACAATTCAATTCAAAGAAGGTGAATTGCCTGGTGTTACCAGTTTTGATGCATCTCAAACCTGTGTTCCTATTGGTTGGTGGTTGAGTGAATCTGATTTGCTTAAAATTGTAGATGTAATGAATAAATTTAATTGATGGCTTCTTTATCATTTTACATTCCTGGATTTTACGAAGAAGCTTCAATTGAAGTTATTAAAAGTATACGTAAATTTTATCCAGAAAACACTATTATTATATCTTCCGATTCTGGTCCTAACTATTATGATGTTTCAAAAGAATACAATTGTAATTTTCAATATTACGATTATCATATAGGATATTCCGTAAAACCTTACGGCCTAACAAAGTACAAAGCTTTAGAATTTCTTAAAAGATTTTATGTTGCTTGCCTTTTATCCAAAGAAACACATATAATGTGTGCTGAAGATGATATTACTTTATTGGGTAAAGTTCATATAGAAGATTCTTGGGAATTATATGCACATCCAGTAACAAATTGGGTACCAGAGTTTTTATTGGATTTTTGTAAACAAGTTTCTGGTGTTTATCCATCTAGGCCATATTACGGTGCCGGCGGAGGCACCATCTTTAAAGTCGATACATTCATACAAAATTACTTTTTCATAGTAAATATATTCGAACAACACTATGAAGAAATACAAAAACATTATCCAACTTTTGGTTACTATGATTGTTTTTTGACGATATTCTATTTCTTATGTGGAAAAGAATATGTAATCAATAATGGCATATTCGAAATTAAGCCATTCAACAAAAATTTCGATCTTTCTACTGTGGATAGTACAAAATATCCCATAGTACATCTTTACAAAAATCATTATCCCAAAGATTACGGAGGCTTTTTATGGTGAACACATATATTACATTACACAAATGTCCAGGTTTCGGACTTACAGAACTTCTATCAAATAAGATTGATGTTGTTGGTCTTGAAATTGGTTGTGATGTTGCTGCAACAACTGAATATTTATTGGAAACTCTTCCGAGTTTAACATTACATTCTATTGATCCATATACACAATATATGGATTGGAATGGCACAATTGTTCCTAGTCGTGAAAATGATTATCAGACTGCCATGAATAAATTGAAAAAATATGGCAAACGATTCTTTATGCATAAAAAAGATTCTGCTGTATGTTATGATGAATTCGAAGATGGTTTCTTTGATTTTATTTTTGTTGACGGTATACACACATATGATGGAGTAATGTCAGATTGTATGAAATATTATTCTAAAGTTAAACCTGGAGGCATCTTTTCTGGCCACGATTTCAGTATGATACCTGATGTTAACAGAGCGGTCAATGAGTTTGCAGCTTTACATGGTAAACAAATATTGAACACAGAAGTTGATGTTTGGTATTGGTACAAATAAAAATGAAAAAATACATATATTATCACATATATCTGACAGATGAAACTGGATGTTGGTATAATTTATTCTTAGATCAATTGTATGATGTTATTGATTCTGGTCTATATGACAATATAGAAAAGATGTATGTTGTTTGTATTGGCCGCAGAAGTGAGATAGAATTATTTGCGGGCATATGTAATTGTTATCACAAGATTGAAATTTTAAATAAGCTTTATCTAGATGAGGATAAAGTAGAGGATTTGTCATTGGCATACACCTCCACTGTTGATTATGAAAAAAATAATTTACATGATGAAACTTCAACAATGTGTCATTTACAAGAACATGCAAAAAGAGAAGATGCACAGTTCTTATACTTCCACTCAAAAGGAGTTACAGCTGCATGGAGAATGAAGGTGGAAAGACACTCACAAGCTTTCATTAATTATTACCTATGGAGAAAATTCTTGGCTTGGGGATGTATTGAAAACTGGAGAATTTGTACAGAAAAATTAGAGAACCATTCTTGCGCCGGTGTTAATTTTGGTTCATGGCCTGTACCTCATTATTCTGGTACATTTTGGTGGACAAAATCTGAATATGTTAGAAAACTACCAAACATTAAAGAAAATGATTGGTGGACAAACTTAATGAAAACTACACCATTGAACACCTATGATTCCAACAGAGGTAAACCAGAGATGTGGATTGGCACACGCTTTGATAATGATTTTTATAATATTATTAGTTCAAGTATAATGCCACCACAAGGAACACCAATACAAAATCATTGGCCAAGGTCAAAATATGAAGGTGCTGTTAATAAATGAAAAACATTTTTATAGTTACCTCATGTTTACAACCATCTTTCCAAGGATACAATGTAATTAATTTTGAAGATCGTTACACACAAACTATTGAGACTTTCGATAGTGTCAGAAGGCAAACGAAAGATTCTTTGATTGTATTTTCAGATAGTTCTGTGCATCCATTGGATGATTGGAAAATGGATGTCATAAAATCCAAGGTTGATATATTTCTTGATTTCAGTAAAAATGAACAAGCTCAAGAGATTAATAAACATGGATTAAAAAGTGTAGGTGAAAACTTTCTATTATTAAGTAGTATACATCACCTAAAAAGTCTTTATGATTTTACAACTATGCAAGGCCGAATGTTTAAATTGGGTGCAAGAGTAAATTTACAAGATTCTTTTGATTTAAAAGATTATGATAATTGTTATGGTAAATATGTATTTAAAAAAAGGTTAAACAGCTGGATGCCAGAAGAAATACAAAATTCATATGGTTCCACACACATACTGGAAACCAGACTATATTCATGGTGTTTTTCTTTAATTGATGAATATATTCAAGTTATACATAAAAATTTTGAATTGTTCAATAGAGGTCTAGATACAGAACACTCACATCTAATTAACATTCCTTCAGACAAATTATTGGAATATGATATGGTAAACACTGGATGTGTTTTGGCTCTGAATGGTGAATATATGTTGGATTGAGCATTATATATCTAATCGAATAATTCAAAAAACCGTAATGTAACTTAAAAAGTTGTATAAATAACCTCACGGGCAACCAAAGTGTGTTGCGTTTCTATAGGTAAACAATGTTATCTTTCAAGAGCTTTTTAACCGAACAAGAGGATCCCGATGAGGGCGCCAGCCGTCAGATTAAACACCTGACGCATGTGGAAGACCGTCCCCTACAAACAGGTGAAAAAGGCACAGCACATGCTATCAAGTCATTGACAGCTTCAGCTGAACACATCAAGGCAGGTAAGAAGACTTCCGAACTTACCACAAAATATGATGGTTCACCTGCACTTGTTTATGGTCACCATCCAACCACTGGTAAATTCTTTGTTGCATCCAAAT